TCACATTGCCTTGTCGGTAGACGCGGAGGGGTTTTTCTTATAGCGCTCCCCAATGTACTCCGCATGCGCCATCATCTCCTGCTGCCCCTGCTCCGTCACGCTGCGGTAGGTGTCCACCAGCTTCGATTCGTTTTTGGACAAAACCTTGTGGGAAGCCACAGATGAGTCAGCAAGGGTTACATCTGCATCTTTGTATAGATCCGATTCATAGCAAGATAAATCTTTTGGAATTCCCCACATTTTCAAAAGCATCAACTTCTCTTCCTTGCTACGAGCTGAATTGAAATCTTCATACTGATCGGGGCGCCACTCTGGATGCCAACCTAATAACGTAGCAGGGCTTACAGACAATGCATCTGCAATAGCGGAGAGCTGATCTGAAGGAATATTAGAAATAACACCTGTTTCGTATCGGCTCAGAGTTTGCCGAGTTAAATTGTTTTGAGTTGCCATTTTGATTTGCTGCGCTAATTCTTCCAGAGTCAGCCCTTTTTGGGTGCGAAAAAACCGAATGCGTTCTCCCTTAGTCATTGTTTTATACCTTCTTTCCAAGTTATTGCTATCAAGCATTATAACATAAAAGTTACGGATTGCAACCATAAATTAATTGCAAAGAAAAAATGGTACTTGACAAGCACCGGCATGTGTGGTATTTTTGTTGTAACGTAAGGCGTACCAGAAAGGAGGGCGGCACATGGTTGACACTAAGAAACTTCGTGGAATCATTGCGGAAAATGGAATGTCTCAAAGCAAAGTGGCAAAACTTCTGGGCATGTCACCGAAAGGATTTTACGACAAAATGAAGCGCGGCGTGTTTGATAGCGACGAAATGGAGCAGATGATCGACATTCTTGCTATCAAAAATCCTGTTGAGATTTTTTTTGCAAAGACTGTTGCGTGACACGTACCAAACGGGCGTAAACAATGGAGGAGACTATGACACCGGAAGAAATGATTCGGCGGGAGCTGGATAAGCGCGGCATGACAATGGCTACGGCAAGCAGGCAGTCAGGCGTGAAGTATTCGACGCTGCAATCCGCACTGGCGAGGCGGACGAAGCTGAACGTCTGCGCGTATCTGTCGCTGTGTCTGCTGCTGAGCATCGATCCCCGCGCATACAGAAATGCCGGGTGAGGAGGTGAGGGGACGTGAAGATTACCAAAGAAAAATGCGCTGCCGAGCCAGAACTTGACACTCGTGACGAGTAAAACGAGATCGTCCCATGCCAAGTAGCAAAAGAGCAGTGCCGAGAGCGCTACAAGCAGTTTCTTCAAGGCGAAGCACCTCCCATTTACGCCGGTATATCACGGCGTGGGAGCCGCAAGTGGCTTGCCGACCTCGACCCAACGGTCGGCAAAGGGGTCTAAAACACAAACAGCCCTATCACCGATGCACTCAAAAAAGGGAAAACGATTACCACCGCTGAGGATGTACCTTACGGAAACACTTGAATCCCCTTTCGCAAAGACAAGAATCGTATCGGATATACCCAGCTCGTCGTTGTGGCCCATCTTTTTCAATCTTTGGCATAGCGTATCTAGAGAAACTTCGTGATTGATGCCTAATGGAGCGTCGAGCTGAGGATCGTTTAGGTAAACCTTATCATCTGCCACATAGGACACAAAAGAGTAATGGGCCGAAGGAACTTTGGGATCCGGATGGTAATTTACGAACAGTTCAAAACCCTGTTCAAGACAAAAGGGAATGAAAGTTCGTGGGTCTCTCGCAGAAACAACAGAGCAATATATACCACGCTTTTGTGCATATTGGGCAATTAAGCTATTGAAGCACAAGAGTTGTCCGTTTCTGTCAGGAACGCAAACTTGGGATGTAATTTCCCTTAAGTTACTCGGTCGAATCTTATAGTGTTCGAGTAGCATGGCAAGACAGGCTGCGCCGCAGTTACGTCCACGATCAGACTGCCTGCGATGGGGCAGAACACGAGAAGCAATCATAATACAATCCCACCTTTCAGGTTGAGTATATCACATTTACGAAAGGCTGGCAAGAAGCCATAGGACAATCCCGGCGGGGCATAGGATGGCAGGAAAGGAGTGTGACAGCATGGCGAAGAGGGAACGGCCGCCCATTACGGTAAAGGCCTATGTGATGGTGAACGGCGTGGAAACGGACGTGGACACGCTGGACGACGAGCACCGGCGGCAGCTGGCGACGGCCATCAACACGACCGTGCTGAATACCTTCTTCGCGGGGAAGGCGCGCTTCTACCCGGCAGAGGAGCCGGAGAATACATAAGAACAGGAGGACAACATGAGCAAAAGAAAAAACCGGGGGGCGAAGTTCGCCGAGGGCGACCGGGTATTCAACTTCACGCCGCAGGCGGCGGAACGCAACGGCGGCTATCCGCCTATGGGCGCGGTACTGCGCGCCACGCGGCGCTGGGGCGGCTGGGCGTATCAGGTGCAGGTACAGGATACCGACCGCATCGAGACGTGGCAGGAGGACATGCTGGGGAGGGTGGACGTATGAGCACCTTCGGATGGATCTGCGCCTATATCGGCGCGGCATGGCTGGCACGGACGGCGATCAGGTGCGTGGAGGCACTGGGAAAATGACGGCGGTACCGCCCTGCAAGGACTGCGCAGCGCGCTATGTGGGCTGCCATGGCCGGCACGAGGATGGCCGACCACGCTGCGAGGCCTACGGCGAATATGAGGCAACCAAGGCCGCCGAGGATGCCCGGCGGCAGGCATTGATCCGGGAGCGGGAGATAGACCGCTACCAGCGGCGGCACCTGAGCGAGCTGAGCGTACAGGCCGACAAGAAACACCGGAACAGAAGGAGGAAATAAGCATGGCGAAGGGCAATTACCTGTGGTGGGTACAGTGCGAGGGGTACCCGGACGTGCCGGTGCTGGCGCCCAACTGGGAGCAGGCCACCGTGCAGGCGGCGAAGCTGTGGTGCGTGCCCTGGGCAAAGGTGGCGGCGCTGTGTGAGCTGAGGGAAAAGCTCCCGGCGATCACATGCGTGTGCCAGCGGTGCCAGCGGGTATTCCATGGGACGGGCACGCTGTGCGACGACTGCGTGAGCGCCGTCCGCATCGAGGCGCAGAGGACGGAGGCCGCCAAGCGGCGGTACTTCCGGAAGCTGTATGCAGGGAAATGAGAGGGCGGACAGAGGCGTCCGCCCCTACAAACGGATTCCCGCACCAGTGACATCGGTCACTGGTTCGGAATGACAATGGATAGGACATCTACACAGGAGGAAAGTGCGATGAACGAATATCTGGACAGAGCGGTGGACAAGCTCCGTGCTGCCAAGGCGCCGGCGGATCGGCACGGGGCTGCCGTGTTCAAGCCGGTGGTGGCGGCGCTGGAGGACTTCTGCCGCCAGGACGCGGAGTTTGCGCAGGCCGTGGTACAGGGCGGCAGTGTGGAGAACTGCGTGATGCATGTGGTCAAGGGCGTCGGCAGCAGTCTCAGTGATCTGGAGGCCTACAAGCGGGCGGCGGCGTTCTTCTTCCCCGGCTGCGTGGTGGAGATGAAGCTCACCATTTACATGAGTAAACACGATGTGCCGGACACCGATTCTGCGGCGAACAAGGCCGTGGTGCTGGATCTGGCGGACTTCTGGTGAGCGCCATGAGGGACGGGAAGGAGAGAGCCGCCCAGCTGGAGCGGCTGGCACCGAAGCCCTCGGCACAGGAGCTGGAGGCCGTCAACGGACTGTTCCGGCATTTCCTGTTCAGGCGCAGCGGCAGGCGGGAGATATGGACGACCTGCTGCCGGCGGCACAGGATCATCGAGGACGCCACGGATGCGGAATGGGAGGTTCTGGAAGCGCCCCACGCGCCGGAGCCGAAAAACCAATACGACAATACGCCGCAGCACAAGGTGCGCCACATGTGCCCCTACTGCGGCGCGCAGGTCACGGTGAAGGAGCTGCGGTACACAGGGAGCCGCAAGAATCTGTGGAGGTTCCGGCGGGTGCTGCTCCTGCGCCAGTGGCGCGGGGCGCTGTGGGCTACGGCGTGGGACTGCAAAAAGGACTACGGCGCGGTGGAGCGGCTGACGGAGATGCCGGAGATGACACTGCTGGGCGTGTACCGGTTTACGCCGGGGCTGGCGGAATGCGGCACACGGTCATGGTGGACGGGCGGCGCACCGCTGGACTATGAAGAACAGCGGCATCCGGGGAAGGGCTCCGGTAAAAATAAAATGTGGCACATCCACTCGCCGTTCACATGGTGCTCGGAGCTGGGTATGAGCTACGACATCATCGGCCTGCCGGAGCTGCAGAAGAGCGCCCTTCGCTGGTGCCGCCTGGAACAGGTGCGGATCGCCAGCGACGACTTTATAGAGCTGCTGACGGCGGCGTGCTTCTATCCCCGGCAGATCGAGTGGCTGGTGAAGCTGGGGCTGGGCGGCGCTGTGGTCGATCTTGCCGGCAGCGGTGTGAAGAACGCGGATCTGATCCGCTGGGGCGCGGAGAGGCCGAAGGACTTCCTGAAATGCACCCGCACCGAGGTGCTGGAGGTGACGGGCGACGGGAATATCCAATTCCCACTGGATGTGCTGAAGGTGTATGCCAGAGGGAGAAACAAGCCGGAGAAAATGTCGCTCCGGGCGGCAGCATACTTTGCGGGTATGAGCGGGTATCACGACATTCTGCAAAAGGCGACGCGGCTCATGCGGGCGCACGGCGTGACAGCGGACAGGCTGTGCGCCTATCTGGAAAAAAGCCGCGCGGCGCTGGAGGGGATGCAGTGCATCCATGGGTACCACAGCATCAGAAGCCGCGAGGCCGCCCGGCTATGGCTGGATTACATCGACGCCGCTGTGGGCTGCGGGCTGGACTTGACAAATCCGGTGATCCTGATGCCGAAGGATCTGTCGGAGAAGCATGACCGGGTGACGGCGGCATGGAGCGCCATTCAGCACCAGCGCCGGGAGGCGGAGAAGCTGGAAAAGCAAAAAACGGCAGACCGTGCGTACAAAAAGCGCATGAAAGAACTGACTGACAAGTATTTATACTGGACAGATGATTTCCTTATCCGGGCGCCGGTGAACGCCGCCGAGATCGCCGAAGAGGGCAAAAAGCTCCGTCACTGCGTAGGCGGTTACGCCGACCGGCACATGAACGGTACGACCACCATCCTGCTCCTGCGCCGGCGGGACAGACCCCACACGCCGCTGGCGACCATCGAGATGAACGGGAACAGGATCATGCAGGTACACGGCTACCGGAACGAGCTAGAGCCGTGCGCGGAGAACCCGGAGAGGGTGTCGGCACGGGAGCTGTATAAGAATGTGCTGGATCCATGGCTGAAATGGCTGAAGGGTGGCAGCAAACGAGAAAAGGACGGCAGGCCGAAGCTGCCGAAGAATAAAAGGAGGAACGCGGCATGAGCATGTATGACATGGTAGAGACGACACCGGAGGACGTCACCGAGGGCGAAGTCCTGAGCAAAATGTTCGGGGGAACTTCTATAGAAGACGCTGCCTTCGAGGAGCGCGACATCGACGTCATCACGGAGGAGATCAACTTCTACAAGCAGCAGGCCGGCATCGCTATTCTGGAGATTGGGAAGCGGCTGGTGGAGGCCAAGGCGCAGCTCAGTCACGGGGAGTGGCTGCCGTGGCTGGAGAAGAAGGTGGAGTTCTCCGAACGCAGCGCACAGCAGTATATCCGGCTGTGGAAGGAGTACGGCAAATCCGCAACCGTTGCGGATTTGGGCGTGCGGAAAGCGTTGGTATTACTGGCTTTGCCGGAATCGGAGCGGGAGGACTTCGCCGGGGAAAGGCATGATGTCAACGGGAAAGAAAAGGCCGTGTCCGATATGACGGTGAAGGAGCTGGAGAAGGCCATTGCCGAGCGGAACGCCGCACGGGAGGAGGCGGCGCTGGCCAAGATGGATCTGGATACCGCCCGCGCCCATGCGGAGGACGCCCGTCATCAGGTGGATGAGCTGACAGCGCAGCTCATGGAGCTGCGCAGCCGTCCCACGGAGGTGGCTGTGCAGCAGGTGGACGCCACCGAGGAGCAGCTGACCGCCGCCCGGCAGGAGGCCGAGGCTGCCGCCGCCCGGCGGGTAGCGGAGCTGGAAAAGGCGCTGGAGAAGGCTCGCGGCGATGCGGCGGCGGCTGAGGACAGGAAGGAGGCCGCCGAGGCGGAGCTGCAGGACGCCGAACGGGAACGCGACAGCGCGCTGGACGCCGCCAATGGCTACAAGGCCGAGGCGGAGGCCGCCCACAAGCTGGCCGCAGCGGCCAGCGACGAGGGCATGACAAAGTTCAAGGTGGTATTCGACCAGACGGTGGCCAATGTGAACACGCTGGCGGAGCTGCTGCGGGGGCTGACCGACTCCCAGCAGGAGAAGCTCCGGAGGGCGATGCTGGCGCTGGCCGATCAGGTGCGGAAGGTGGGGGCGTGACAGCCCCCACGCCGCCCTCTTTTGAAAGCGGCTGCCCGATGGACGGGCGGTCACTTTGAGGAGAGGAGGCGAGGGCGTGAACCTGCGGAACCCGAGGGAATACTGTGAAAACCTGCTGTGGATCCGGACAAAGAAGCAGACGCTGACAAAGCTGCGGTTCAACGATGCGCAGAACAACCTGTATGACGTGATCCGGCGGCAGGCGGCGCAGGGGAAGCCCATCCGCCTGATCGTGCTGAAGGGGCGGCAGGAGGGCATCTCTACCGTGACGGAGGCGCTGATGTTCCAGGACACGGTGACGCGGCGAAACGTGAAAACGCTGATCGTCGCCCACGAGAGCACGGCCACCGCCAACCTGTTCAAGATGAACAAGCTGTTCTATGACAGTCTGCCGCCCGGCGCGCAGCCTATGCGGAAGAACTCCAACGCCAAGGAGCTGGTATTTGAGAATCCGGCCAAGGATGCCCGCGCCAAGCGGCGGCGACCGGGGCTGCGCAGCTCTATCCGGTGCCAGACGGCGGGTAAAGGCGGCGTAGGCCGAAGCGACACTCTGACCAACGTACATATTTCCGAGTATGCCTTCTGGCCGAAGAACAAGAACGAGCTGCTGCTGGGCATTATGCAGGCCGTGCCGGATGAGCCGGACACCATGGTGGTGATCGAGTCCACCGCCAACGGCTACGACCATTTCAAGCGGCTGTGGGACGACGCGGTGAGCGGCGTCAATGAGTGGACGCCGGTGTTTCTGCCGTGGTATCTGGAGCCGGAGTACCGGAAGAGCGTGCCAGAGGGCACCGTATGGGACGAGGAGGAGGAACGGCTCCGGCGGGGCTTCGGGCTGGATGATGAGCAGCTCATGTGGCGGCGGTGGTGTATCAAGGCCAACTGCGGCAACGACCCGGACATGTTCCGGCAGGAGTACCCCAACACGCCGGACGAGGCGTTCCTGCTAAGCGGAGACGGCTACTTCGATAACGATGCGCTTGCGGTGCAGCGGATGCACGCACCGGAGCCGAAGGCTGTGGGCTGGTTCGATTTTCCGGAGCCTGCGGAGATGGGGGACATCCCCCGCGACTGGCGGTTCCGGGAGCGCGCCAGAGGTGGCATACGCATCTGGCATCACCCGGAGAAGGGGGTACCCTATGTGCTGGGCGGCGACACGGCCGGGGAGGGAAGCGACCGCTTCACCGCCCATGTTCTGGACAACCGCACCGGGGCGCAGGTGGCGGAGCTGCAGATGCCGCTTTCGGAGATCCAATATGCCCGGCAGATCTATTGCCTGGGGCGGTACTACAACGACGCGCTGGTGGCGGTGGAGATCAACCACTCCACCTATCCGGAGGTAAAGCTGGAGGAGTGGCATTATCCGAAGCTGTACCAGCGGGAGCGGTTCGACACCTATAAAAACAGGATGGTGCCGTCGCTGGGCTGGGTGACATCGACCAAGACGCGGCCGCAGATGCTGGCCGCGCTGCACACGGTGATGGAGGAAGCCCCGGAGCTGGTGGTGTCGGCGTGGACGCTGGGTGAGATGATCACCTTCGTATACGACGAAAACCGGAAGCCGCAGGCGGCCGCAGGAGAGCACGACGATCTGGTGATCGCGGCGGCCATCGCCCACAGCGTGCGCGGCCAGCAGCGGTATAGCGTGCAGGAGGACGCGGCAGACCGGAAGCACTGGACGGCGGATATGTGGGCGGATTGGCGCCGTGCCGACGCGGAGACAAAAAAGCGTTTGGAAACAGAGTGGAAACGCTCTGCACAATAAAAATACAGGAGGAATGTGCGACATGAATATCTGGGAGATCATAGCGGGAGCTGCCATGCTGCTGTGGCTAACGGTGGGTGCGCTGACCATCCGTGCCGCCCGGAAATGGGGCGATGTGGCGGATGTGCTGCTGGACGAATGGGAGGAGGGGAAAGATGAGGACTGAAAAACTGACAGCGGCGTTGCGGTGTTCGAGTTCAGTACCATCGGCGCAGCTGGACTGTAGAACTTGCGCTTTTCACATGGAAGAGACGGTTGACGGCAAGGACTATGCGGGCTGTGAATGTGATCGCATTTTGGTGGACGCCGCCGACAAGATCGAGGAGCTGGTGGATCGCTGCGCTCGGTACGCCGAGGAGATCGCGGTGCTGCGGGAAAAGCAGAGGTGGGTGGACGTCCGGGAGAAGCTTCCAAAGCGGGACGGACACTACCTGTGCAGGTATGTGTTTGGAAGCGGAGGGAAAGGGTTCTACGGAACGCTCGACTACTACGCCATCGACCCAAGGCCGCACTTTCAGCACGAGGGGACACACGGAATGAATGTGACACACTGGATGGACATCCCGGAGGTGGAGTGTGATGGCTGACGTTACAAAACTGCCCTATGCGGCCTGGTTGGAGGAATCCATCCGAACCATGTCGAAGCTTGATGTTCGTTCGGCGTGTATCGTGGTGGCAGACAAGGACAGCAATACATTGACTGCATATTACAAAGCCGACGCGCAGGACAAGGCTATATTTGCTCACAATATTCAAAGCGACATCACGATGGATCTGATTCGCCTGAATGCGGATGTTGTGAAAAAGGCAATTGAGGAGTTGGAGGGTGGCGCAGATGAGTAAAGCCGTACTTATCAGCATCCGCCCGAAGTGGTGCGAGAAGATCGTCAGCGGCGAAAAGACCATTGAGGTGCGAAAGACCCGTCCAAAGATGGAAACACCGTTCAAGTGCTATATCTACTGCACGCTGCCGAAGTACCCGCACGAGGACTTTATTGCAACGGATTATCCAAATCCGCAGTTTTATGGCGGAGGCAAAGTCATTGGCGAGTTTATCTGCGACCGCGTCTACGAGCTGGAAACACAGTCGCCCGGAGGGAGCTATTCCGTAGTCGGGGAGGACAAGCCTACAACAAACCGCGTGGCGCGTGAATCCTGTCTGGGTCTTGCGGATATGCACAGGTATTTGCAGTCGAAAACCGGCTATGGCTGGCATATCTCCGAACTGAAAATCTACGATGCGCCGAAGGAGCTGAGCGAGTTCCGGCGGGTATGCCCCAATGACCTTTATTGTGAGAGCTGTGCTATGTACTGGAACAGCGGGGGAACCTGTGGAAACGGTGGCTTACTGCTTAAGCGTCCACCCCAGAGCTGGTGCTATGTGGAGGTGATGAGATGAGTGTATGTGCAGGGAAGTGGATGGTGGAGTGCTTGCGCTGCGGGTGTATCCGCATGAAAAAGGAGATGCGGCCACTGTTCACGGCGCGGCGCAGCAGCGCCGCGCACCGGCTCATGGGTTATATGTGCACCGACTGCTGGGTGTGCTTTCTGGACACCAACGAACTGCCGGATCCGTGCTGAAAGGAGGAATTGGACATGACCGATAAGGAATTGACCGCCAGCCTGGAGCAACTGAAGGTGCAGACCGGAAGCCTTGTCTGTCTGGGCTGCGGGCGGGAGCATGACTGCGGAATACACGGCTGCGCTATCCTGCGAGAGACTATCGCCTTTGTGGAAAAGAAGTTGGCGAAGGCTGTGGCGGTGAAGGAGGAACACGATGGATCGGTTGACTAAGTACACTGCGGAGTTGAAAAAAAGACTAATTGACCTGCGTGACGAGTTAGAAACTGCTTACGACAGCATTTCGCAGTTGGATGGTGCCAATAGTAGCTTGTTGGCCGCAAACGAGAAGCTGGCGGCAGACCGGAAGGCCCTTATCAACGAGCTATGCCAATACTGCGGGAAGTACAATCAAGCACACGATGGCGCCTGTGATGGGTGCAGATGGAGGGATATGTGATGGAAAATCTGTTGCAAAACTTCGCCAGCGGGCTGTGGATCGTGTTGGGCGTGTACTGTTTCTTCGGGATAAGGAAGTGGGACAAGCGGTTCAGCGAGTTGTATGACGAACTGAAGTGGGAGGTGGAGTGATGGAACGACTGACGGCACATAGCAAGCAAACATCGCACGAAAATGGTATCTGTTGCACACATTTTTGCGGCCCCGAATGCATCGAAGTTGGCGGAAACTGCGCCATGAATTGCAAGTGGGAAGAAGCGGCGTGGAGCCGCCTTGCCGCCTACGAGGACACGGGGCTGGAACCGGAAAGCGTAGAGGCGCTCAAGCTGTCTATGATGGGCAAGGCAATTTCGGAGATCGCGGAATTTAACGGTTTGCCGATTGACCGCCTGCGGGAGCTGGCCGAGGCCGACAAGGACGGGCGCGTGGCGGTGCTGCCGGTCGGGACTGGCGGCGCAATGCTTGATACAAGTTATCCAGAAAATCCGCGACTTATAAAAAGATTGCACTTTGCAGTCGCCTATGTGAGCAAAGGGATCGTGTTTCACAAGCCATACAACATCTTCCTTGAAAATATTGCTGCTGGGTACATTTCACCGTTGAGCAAGGAGGCGGAAAAAGCATTGGAGGCGATGACGGATGGCTGACAACAGGGACGACTATTGGAGCAACGAAATCAAATCGTATGATTGTCAGTGGGATACCGGCCCTGATGATAAGCACGATTTGTGGAAGTGGAGAGAGTTCGTGAAGATGGCAAAAATCATAAACGCCGAGATTAAATGCAAGGTGAGAATGGAGGGCTGAAAATGTCTTGGTGGAACGCAAAATACACGAACGGCGACGCCGACAACGAAATCACTTTTGGTAGCAAATATTATGAGAGGGCAAGGGCGGTTGAAAAGGTATGTCAGGCCGTGATTGATAAAAAAGTCAAAACGCCGGACGATGTGGAGGTAGTGGTACGCTGCAAGACCTGCAAGCATGAGTTTGGCGGGAGCTGCATTATCTGCGGGTTCCAGAAGCGCAAGCCGGAGGACTTCTGCTCCTACGGCGAGAGAAAGGACGGCGCAGATGCAGAAGGATGACGTAATACGGGCGGAGGGCAAAAGCGCGGCAAAGCTGTACATGACGGATGGGGAGATCGTGAACAGCTACCGGTTGGCACGGGATCCCCGGCGGCAGATCGGTGTGCTGGCCGAGCTGAACGCTGTGCCGACCAGCGTGATCCGGGAGATTTTAGCGGAGGCCGGAGAGCTGGTGCTGAAGCCGCGAAAGACCGGCGGCGGGCACCCTCTGGGCTTCGACGCTGCAGAAGCCCGGCGGCTGTTTGATGCAGGGTTGTCAGACAAAGAAATGGCCGAAAAGCTGGGAACAAAGGTGAGGAACATACAATTCTGGCGGCAGGGACAAGGGCTGCTGCGGCCGCGCGGCCGGCCGTTTGGCAGCGAGGCAAAAAAGGTGGAGACACCAACGGATGAAAACAAGGAGGAAACAGGCATGAAAAAGATGCAGGACAACGCCGCCGCAGAAGCGGCGGAAGTACGAGAGGAAGCGGCACAGGCAGAGGACGGTGCTGTGACGGTGCAGCGGCTGTGTGATCTGCTGCGGGGCGCGGTGGATGCGGGGTACGGCAGCATGCCGGTGACGGTGGAGGGCTGCCGCTTCGCGGCCATGCGCCTGCGGGTGGAGCTGCTGGTGGAAGGCGGGCTGGTCTTTAACGGTACGCCGGTAAAGGTCGAGCTGGAGGGTACGCCGGAGGTGCCGGTGGGGAAGGAGGAATGATCCCATGGCGGAAATAAATGTGGCAATGCTGGTGAGCCAGACGGTGACGGAAGCACAGGCACAGAGCCGGTTGAAGATGGGACGGGACTACGCCAGCTTTTATGAGGCGTGGGCGGTACTGAGACAGCGCATCGAGGAGACGAAGCGGGACGCCAAGGCGCTGGAGAAGCTGCACGGTGAGCTGTGGGATGCCATCAAGGACGGCAACGAGGACGAGGCTCTCATTGAGATGGGTGCCATCAATGCCAACGCAGCGGCGCTCTGCGCGGCCTTCGCGGGCATGGCGGCGGAGGCGCAGCGTGCCGTGGAGGAAAGCGGCTGATATTACAATGAAAAGCCCAGCCCCGGAAGGGGCTGGGCGAAGGCTTCAGGTTCTTTATTTCTTTTGACGCCGAAGTTGGGATCGGCCTTTTGTGGGTTTCTGACGATCTGTAAAATATGTACCCTCCAAATAATCTGGCTTATCCGGTTGATAGTACATGATCATTGTTCCGAAATGGGGGTCGTCCTGGTCAGACTGATCCCGTTGAGCGTTTTCAAAAGGATGTGTTTGATAGGTATACACAAATCTCCACTGATTGCCTTCTGTGGGTGACAAGGAAGTTGAAATGGATGTATTACAGCCGGCTGAAGACCTTTCAGATAATGACAGGCTAAAAAGAGTTTGTTTTATTACGATGGTACTTTCTGACTCGTGCCTATTTTCATAAGAAGACCAGTGTTTCGCATTATACGTTCCACCTATATAGGGGGTATTCTCAAACGGGTTATATTTCCAAAGAATTGTTGCGTAGATGCCATACAAAACAACGGAAATTGAAACTGCGGAACTGATAGATTGGGTTGGTTCTCGAGAGATGGCTGTAACGATGACATAAGTAACAACGCATAGAGTACCGAACGATTTTAACACCTTGTTGACCATATATACCTCCCTTCACTACAGAACATATAGTGCAATACAGGGGGAATTTTGTCAATAGAGAATCAATCTTTGATATAGCCGCCCGGCCGGGTGGTCGGCCTGCGCTGATGCGAGGGGGACTGACGTAGGCACAGCGGGGCGGCGATATGAGAGTTTGAAGGATACATTTATATGTAAGAGAAGCTGGAGATACGCACACGCGCATTTCCGGGAGTCGCTGCAATTCCTGCAACAACTCCACACCGACACCACGGTACGCGCATGCGTATCTATGGGTGACTGCTGCCTTTTGCAGCAGCCACAAACAAAATAAAGCCACGGTACGCGCACGCGCGTATCTGTGGGCTGGTTAAAAGGCTAAGTCTGTCGGGAAAGACGCTTGCTGCGGAGGAACGACACGGTGTGACGGCTCCTCCAGAGCGGAAAGCAGGCGGCTTTACCGGTGGTATGAGAGATGCGAAGGTGCTTCGCGCGGGATGTGCGCGACTTATGCTATTTTATCGCGGGAGAGGGAGGAGCAGACATGATCGGCAAGGAGGGCATGTACATGATCACAAAAATCACCAGCGGATCCGTGGTGGAGCGGCGCAAGACCTACGTAGGGCGCAGACCCTCCCGGCGTGGCGCGCGGATCAAGGGGGGCAGCAGCGAAAAGAAGCAGGAGACGAACCGCCAGCAGGCGATCCTCGCCCTGGCACGGATCCTGAACTGCAACTATGGCCACGGTGACGCATTACTGGGGCTGTCCTTTTCCGATGAGGGACTGACCGCCTGCGGCGGAACGTTGGAGGGTGCCAGGAAGGAGGCGCGGAAGCTTGTTGACCGGCTGGCCTACCGGATGAAAAAGCACGGGGACATCCTCAAGTGGGTCATTGTCCCCAGCGAGCGGGACGGTGAAACCGGCGAGGTGGTGCGGCTCCACGTCCACGTGATCATCTCCGGGCACGGCCTGCGGATGGAGGACGGCGCCTTCTGGCTGTATGGGGGCCGGCTGGACGATATCTGGGGGCTGGGCGATGTGGACGTACAGCTGCTGCGGCGGCAGAAGGACTATTACCCGCTGGCGCGGTACCTGATCCTGCAGGCGCGGGGCGCGGCAGATGAGAAGAAATACTATACCAGCCGGAACATGAAAAAGCCCCGGGTGGAGCACCTGTATACCTACTCGCCGGCGCCGCTGCGGGTCCCTGCCGGGGCATCGCCGCTGCCGGGAACGCGATACGACCCGGAGGCCAACGTGAATTTTGTGCGCTACATACCCGCCGACAGGGATCCCGCCCGGAAGGTGGGCGGCAGGAAGGAAATGGCCGTGGCCTGCGCCGGGGAACCGGGGGAGGGGGGTGCGGAGGAATGAAAAAGCTTCGAGGGGTGCGGGTGAGCCGCAACCGGCAGGGCTTCATCCGCTACACCTGCCTGACCTATGACGAGCAGCCGCGGGGTATGCGGAACAAAATAGACAGGCTCCTGCGCGAATGCGGGGGGCCTTACAGTGCTGCGCTGCGGGAGGTGATGTGCGGCGAGGACAGCATCACGTCCATCGCCCTGCGGCACTATGTCAGCGAAAGTACACTGTACCGCATAAGGAAGAATTTTTACGAGAGCTGGGATGGAAACCACCGTTGACAGCGGCGGGGATGGCGCGTATAATGGGCGTATCTTGAGAGGGCGGGAGGATTTTACCATGTTGGACGAAAAGGATATGCAGGCGGTATCGAATCTGGTGGATGAGAAGCTCGGCGCGTCGGAGGAACGGATGTCCAGAGTGATCGACGATCGCATCGGCGCGTCGGAACGGCGGATGCAGGTACTGATCGAGAACACGGTGAACCCCAAATTCGATCTGGTGATGGAGGCGCTGGATGGTCTCCGCGAGCAGCTGGTGCCGCGCTCCCGCGTGGACGATCTGGAGGACGAGGTGAAGTTCCTGAAGGTTGTTGTGCGGCAGATGGGCGAGCGTATGACTGCTCTGGAAAAGGCCAACTGAAAAAATGTTCGGTTCCCCGCTGGTCAAAACGACCGGCGGGGAACTTTTTGTGTAAATTGGGTGGAATCAAAGCCGAAGCGTGTCGCTTCGGCTATTTTTTGTGCTTTTTGAAAAAGCGAAAAAGTGGCGATAACGGGCACTCCGTTCGTGTTAGGCTTATAACGTGAAGAAGTTTTCCACAGGGAGGGCAGGGCATGAAGGAGCTGTCGGAAAAGCAAAAAAGGTTCGTTCAGGAGTGGATGGTAGATCTCTGCGGCACGCGTGCGGCTATCCGTGCCGGGTACAGTGAAAAGAGCGCCGCGCAGACGGCCAGCAGGCTGATGAAGGAGCCGGCGGTGCGGGAATACCGGGATGCGCTGCTGAAGGAGGAGTTCGACAGCATGGGCATCACCCGGCACTCGCTGGCGGTGGAGGTCTGGCGGGTGTATGAGCGGTGCGCCGCCGCAAAGCCTGTGCTGGAGTGGGACAGCAATCTGCGTGAGTATGTGGAGAGTGGCCAGTGGCAGTTTGACGCCAAGGGTTGCCTGAAGGCACTGGCCATGCTGCACGACATGGTGGAACGGATGGACGCCCGTGAGGACGCGGACGACGGCGCTGATGATTACGAAACGATGCTGACCGGCGGAAGCCGGGAGTTTTGACGGGAGGAAACCATGAAAAGAGCGGATCGGGAGAAATTGCAGCTGTGGCAGGAGCGGCTGGCGCTGGCGGAGACGGCCATTGCTGGAGAGCGGGCGCGGATGCTCCGGCGGGAGAAGCAGTACGAGGGCGACCACACCATCTACGCGCCGGACGGCAGCGTGGCGGCGGACAGCCTTGCCAGCCATGTGCGGAACGTGAGCTTCGAGGTGATCGAGACGCAGGTGGACAGCACCATTCCTGCGCCCAAGGTTACGGCGGTGCGGCAGGAGGACGAGGAGCTGGCCTCCATCATCGAATCCATGCTGCGGGACGTGATGGACAGGCTGCCCTCCGAGCGGCTGAACGACGAGGGCGAGCGGCTCAGCCCGGTACAGGGCGGCTATGGCCTGCTGGTAGACTGGCTGGACAGCGTGAGCGGCAAGGACTGGCTGGGCGATCTGAAGGTGAGCCTGGTACACCCGTACAGCATTGTGCCGCAGGCTGGTGTCACGCAGGTATCGGACATGGACTTTTTCTTCCTGAAAACGCCGCAGACCAAGCGGCAGATCAGGAAGTTCTATGGCGTCAGCGTGGCGGACGAGGACGAGAGCGACCCGGACGCCCGGCGGCTGGGTGCGTCGGCGGACACCACGGACGAGCTGGTGACCATGGTGACGGTGTACTACCGCAACGCCAAGGGTGGCATCGGACGGCTGCGGTGGGTGAACGACACGGTGCTGGAGGATCTGGAGGACTACCAGCTCCGGCGGGTGCACCGCTGCACCGTGTGCGGCGCGGTGGGCGACGGGAAGAAGTGCGCTTACTGCGGCTCCCGGAGGTTCGAGGATGAGGTCATGGAGGACGAGGAGCTGACGGAGGATATCACGCTGCGGGACGGCACGGTGATCCCGTCGGTGAGCGAGGTGCGGGACGAGCTGGGACAGCCGGTGGCGACGGACACGCTGCTGCCGCAGATGCAGCCGGGCGGCACAGCGGCGGTGATCGCGCCGCAGGCGGCTTTCCGGCAGGAGCCCACGAGGATTCCGTATTACAAGCCGGATGTGTTCCCGCTGGTGATACGGAAAAACGTGTCCATGCCGGGACGGTTCTGGGGCAGCTCTGATCTGGACGCCATCTTTGACCAGCAGAACAGCCTCAACAAGATCTGCACAAAGCTGAACACGAAGGTGCTGTCCGGCGGCAGCTTCACCACGGTGCCCACCGGGGCGCGGTTCATCAACGACCGGGACGGCGTGCGGGTAGAGGTGGACAATCCGGCCGATCTGGAGAAGATCCGCACCTTCAATACGCAGGTGGACATCAGCACCGACCTGACGATGATGGCGCAGCTCTATGAGCAGGCGCGGCAGACTATCGGCATCACCGACAGTATGCAGGGGCGGAAGGATCCTACAGCCACCAGCGCTGTGGCCAAGGAGTTCTCCGCGCAGCAGGCGGCGGGACGGCTGGAGAGCAAGCGCGTGATGAAGCGCGCCATGTATCAGGATCTCTTTGAGGCCATCTTCAAGTGGATGCTGGCCTACTGCGATGAGCCGCGTGCCATCCGGCGGACGGACGAGCACGGTGATGTGCAGTACGTGACCTTCGACCGGCACGACTTCCTCTATCGGGACGAGGCGGGGGACTGGCAGTACAACACGGACTTCCTGTTTTCCTGCGACGGCTCGGCACCGCTGGCCACAGACCGGCAGGCACTGTGGAAGGAGACGCGCATGAACTTCCAGGAGGGCGCGCTGGGCAGCACACAGAAGATCGCCACGCTGCTGCGGTTCTGGGAACAGATGGAGAAGCTGCACTATCCCATGGCGGGCGACATGGTAAAGAGCCTGAAAAGCCAGATGGAGAGCCAACAGGCGGCGCAGACAATGCCCCAGACAGTTCCGGCGGGTGCAGACGTGCTGGCCGGGCTGACGGGAGGAGGCGAGGGTGTATGAAATGCCCTGAATGCGGTCTGGAGCTGATGATCTACGGCGTGAAGGTGAACGGAGACGGCACCAGCGAGACGGACTATGTGTGCCGGAATCCCCGATGTGTCCGCTTCGACAGGCGGCTGGAGAAGAAAAAGACCGCGCCGGCGGCCGATACCGGCGGCACAGAGGAGTAGTGCGGCGCTCCGGGGCTGCGGTGGGTGATCTCGCACGTCACCCATGCCTGGACAGATTTCCTCCTGTCTTGAAATGGGGACGCCCTGCCGGAAGGCGGGGCATCCACCGCAGCTTCGGAACGAACTGGCCAACGTTTCGCCGGCGGGACGGCGATAAAAGACCCGGAAAACTGGGGAAAGGAGGATGTGGACGTGGACAAGAAGAATGGCTATGCGGGCAGAGTCGCCAATGTGGGCAGCCAGCGCATCGAGGCGCCGGCGCAGAAGGCGGCGCCCGCCCAGAAGGGCAGTGTGCGCTACACCGGCGATGACCTGCGCAACGGCACCGGCGGCAAGCGCAAGAGCAAGTAACGCCGGCTAAGCGCGTGATACGTGCATATTTTTCAAAAAAACGGACGTTAACCAAAAAAAACGGAACATTTACCGGCGTGGCCGGAACATTTCGCCTTGCCCCGGCGGTACAGGGGCGATTTCGCACCGAAAGCGTGAAAATCGGAGGAAAACATCATGTACGAAAACGGAGTGACCCAGCAGGACTATGCGGATGCCTTTGGCGTGGAGCTGCCCCAGGAGAACGGCGAGCAGGAAGCCGGCAGCGGTGCCGCTGAAAACGGCGGCGCGGCACAGGAGCCGGAAGCCGGCGGCCGGAACGACGGAGCCGGTATGCCGGAGGAGGACACGCCCGCCGAGCTGGAGAAACCGGCGGAGCAGAGCGCCGAGGAGCGCCGCCGTCAGGCATACGGACGCCGAGCACGGGAGCGGGAGGCCGAAAGACAGGCCATGACCGCCGCAGCGCAGGCGCGGGTGGACGCGGTGTATGCCGACCTGTTCAAGGGGCAGGTCAATCCCTACACCAACCAGCCCATCCGCAGCGAGGCAGACTTCCGGGCGTACCGGGAGGCCACAGAAAGGCAGGAACGCCAGCAGCAGCTTCAGGGCGCCGGTGTGGATCCGGCGGCGTTGCAGGGGCTTGTGGACGATGCTGTGCGGCCGCTGCGTGAGCAGCTGCAGCGCCAGCGGCTGGAGGGCATCAGCGCACAGGCGCAGGGCGTGACAGCGCAGGCACAGGATGCCATCCGGCGGGGCGTGGACGCCGTGCGGGTGAAGTACGACGACGGCATCCAGAGTCTGGAGGACATCGTGGCCATGCCCACCGGCGAGGCCTTCAATGCCTATATCCAGAAGGGGCTTTCCATTGAGGATGCCTTTTATCTGGCCAACCGGGAAGCCGTGGACAAGCGGCGCATGGAGGCGGCGAAGCAGGCGGGCATCAAGCAGGCCAGCGGCAAGCGCCACATGGCGCCGGTGCCCGGTGCGGCAGGGGAGGCACCCTATGTGGCCACGCCCCAGCAGAGGGACATGTACCGGCAGGTCAACCCCGGCGCGACGGATGAGGAGATCAACGCCGCGTATGGCGCTTTTTACAAACAGTGATGTCCCGGAGACGGGACGGAAAGGAGACACAACAACATGTTTATGCTCAGCAGGATGAAGGTGGGGCTGACGCCCCCCATCGTGTATATGCAGCCCGCAGCCGACGAGACGTTCGCTGTGGGCGAGGCGCTGAAGCTGTCCGGCGGGAAGGTGACGCTGGCCAGCGGCACGGATGTGCCCAGCCACGTGTGCGTGGGCGGCATTCAGAAAGACGGCAGCGTGCCGTGTGTGGAGGTGCAGAAGTATATGGAATTCGGCACCACACTGGCGGCAGCACCGGCCAGCGGCACCACGCTTGCCGTGGGCAGCAAGGTGACGCTGCACACCGACGGGATGCAGGTCACGGCCACCACCACCGGCGGCGTGGCGGAGATCACCTCTATTGAGGGGCAGGCCGTGGGCGATGCTGTGACGGTGAAGTTCTGAGAGAGTGAAAGGAGATACATAACATGAGCGGTTATCTGACTGTGTCCATCAGCTCCGGGCTGGTGGGCTCCATCTACGGCGACTGCCAGGTGCCTCTGAAGGCCTATCTGGAGAGCCGCGGCGAGGCATTCCAGCGGGAGAGTCTGCTGCATTTTCTCTTCCGCATGGACAAGAGCAAGCACTGGGCAGAGGGCTATTCCAGTGAGACGGCCATGGATGACTTCCTGCCCGTGGGCGAGGGCGGCGACTATCCCAAGACCGGCTTTGAGGAGGGCTATCGCAAGATCATTGAGAACATGACCTTCAAGAATTCCTTCGCCGTGACGAAGGAGCTGGTGGAGGACGCCCGACTGGGCACCATGAAGCAGCGCGCCAACAAGCTGGTGACCGCCTACAACCGCACCCGCGAGAAGTTCGGCCGGGCACTGTATGTGGGCGGTCTGTACGGCACCACCGTACAGTTCAAGGGCAAGACGTTCGACTGCTCCAGCGCAGACGGCAAGGCGCTGTTCAGCACGGCACACCCCAACAAGGTGAAGGGCAACAAGCAGTCCAACGTGTACAAGGGTTCCTTCACCGCCTCGCTGCTGGGCAAGGTGGAGACGGAGATGCAGAATCTCACCGGTGACAACGGCGAGCTGCTGGGCATCGCGCCGGACACCATCTGGATCCCCAACGATGCCGCACTGAAGGACGCGGTGCTCTCCGCCATCGGCGCGGACAAGGATCCCACCACATCCAACAACGCCTACAACTACCAGTATGGCCGCTGGAACGTGATCGTTGACCCCTATCTGACGCAGCTGCTGAAGGAGCTGGGGCACGGCAGTGAAAAGCCCTGGTTCCTGCTGGACAGCAAGTTCAACGACATCAACGACGGCGCCATCTGGCAGGATCGCGTGCCGCTGGAGGTGAACTCCATCATCGACACCAACAACGACAACAACGTGTGGCAGGGGCGCGCCCGGTACAACGCCGGCTTTGCCGACTGGCGCAACGTGGCCGTGGGCAACATCTCCACCGGCACCGACCTGACCTGATAAGGCGGTGGCGGCATGACGTGGGGAGAGGTAAAGCTTGTCGCGCTCCAGACCATGTTCTCCAATGACGGGGAAGTGCTGGTGGAGGACGACGTAAACCGCGAGTATCTGAACGCCATGCCCGGTAAGGCCAACGAAGCGCTGCAGCAGCTGGCGCTGGTCGGCCATCCTCTCCTGAAGACGTGGCAGGTCAGGATCGACGCCGACGCTGAGAGCGAAGCGGCATCGACGGAGCTCCTGATCCTGCCCGTGAAGCAGGACAGCCTTTACAAGATAGCCCTGCGGCACTATCTGCCGCGCTTTCGCTGCCTGAACGGGAGCGAGGTCATGCTGGATGCCGGCGGCATTTACGGCACGGCGGAGGACTGGCGCATGGAGGGCGACGACGTGTTCGTGATCCCCGGTGAGGTGGCGGGCACCTACACCCTGTGGTACAGGGCGTACCCGCAGACCATCACAGCGGAGACGCCGGACAGCGAGGATATTGACCTGGCACCGGAGGCCGCCGCCCTGATCCCACTGTATATCGCCGGAGAGCTGTACAAGGAGGACGATCCTTCACTGGCTACGCTCTGGCGCAACGAGTATGAGGACGGTCTTGTAAAGGCTCAGACAGCTTACGCAGCCAGCGGAGCGGGTATCCGCGCCGCTGGTGTGCGTAATACGACAGGATGGTGGTAAGGCATGGCACAGTTTACAGTGCCGGCGGCCGGAAAGACGTACAGTCTGGTGGTGGAGACGTTCCGGGGCGTTGACCTGAACAACAGCCCCAGCAATGTGGACAAATCCCGGTCGCCGGAGGCTCCCAACATGATCCGCGATCAGGTGGGAAAGGTGCGCAAGCGCACCGGATATACCACCATGATCACAGCACCCGGCGGCGCGGCCATCAACGGCATACACCGGCTGGGCGCACAGCTGCTGGTACACGCCGGAGACAAGCTGTACCGGCGGGACATTGGACAGGGCGGCGCGTGGACGCTCGCGGAGATCGGCGCTATGGCTGACGCCGTGAGCCGCAGCTTCGTGTTCGATGAAAAGCTGTATCTGATGGACGGCAGCGTGTACCGGGTATACGACGGCACGGCGCTCTCGGCAGTCAGCGACAGCGCGGCGGCGCCGACCGTCATCATATCCCGGCGGCCTACCGGCGGAGGCACGGTGTATCAGGGACTGAATCTCATAGGCCGAAAGTGGACGGAGAGCTTTCTGGGCACCAAGGATGCCACCGTCTACCAGCTGACCACAGCAGGACTGGACAACGATCCCGTGACGGCGGAGGTGCTCGGCAGCAACGGCGAATGGGTGGCCAAGACAGAGGGTACCGACTTTACCGTGGACAGGGAGGCGGGTACCGTTACCTTTTCCACGGCGCCGGGCGAAAGCCCGGTGACAGGGCAGGACAATGTGCGCATCACCGCAGCTAAGACACGGGACGGGTATGCGGACACCATCAATAACTGCACCATCTCGGCGGTGTACGGCGTGGGCGGCTCCACAGACCGGGTGTTTCTCAGCGGGAACGCAGGGAAGAAGGGCACCGACTTTTACAGTGAGTTTGACGACCCGTCCTATTTTCCGGACACCAACTATACCAAGATCGCCAGAGACGGCGGCGAGGTGGTGGGCTATACCGTGCTGAGCAATACGCTGGCGGCGTTCCTCTCCGGCAGCGCCGGTGGGCGAAATGTGGTCATCCGTACCGGCTCTCTGGATGAGAACGGAGCGGCGGTATTCCGGATCACCAACACCATCATAGGACAAGACGCCGTGGCGCCGGACAGCTTCTGCCGGACGGACAAGGAGCCGCTGTTTCTCACCGACCGGGGCGTGTTTGCGATTACGGCGGAGGAGCTGACCGGCGAAAAGTACAGCCAGGAGCGCAGCTATTACATCGGAAGCGCACTGCGTGCCGCAACCGGCAGAGAGCACGCCAGTGCATGCATGTACGGTGACTTCTATGTTCTGGCTCTGGACGGCACGCTCTACCTGCTGGACATGCAGCAAAAAACATACGAGAAGAACAGCCCGTACAGCAGCTATCAGTATGAGGCGTACTACTTCCCGGATATCCCCGCAAAGGTCGTGTTCACAGACGGCGACGGGGCGCTGTGCTTCGGTACGGCCGGCGGGAAGCTGTGCCGGTTTACGACGGACACAGACGCTCCGGCGGGGTACAGCGATGACGGCGCTGCTATCAACGCCTACTGGGAGACGGCGGATCTGGACGGCGAGCTGTTCTTCCACGTAAAGACCTTCACCGCCGTTGCTGTAAGGCTGGCGGCATCTCCCTATACCGGCGTGAAGATCTTCGCGCTGGTGCGGGGCGACTGGCAGCAGGTGTATGACGCCAAGGCCAAGGCGCGGTACCTGACCTGGGAGTATATCGACTTTGAAAAATTTACGTTCTCAGGAGACAGGACACCGCGCACACTGTACGGCAAGGTCAAGCTGAAAAAGGTGGACAAGGTCCGGTTCCGCCTTCAGAACACAGAGAAAAACGAGCCCTTCGGCCTGTACGCCTTCGGTGTGCAGTATCGGGAGCCGGGCAACAACTACAAGCGATGAAAGGAGCGTGGCAGCATGGCATTGAGTGACCATAAGATCACAGACGCCGCCATCGCGGAAAAGGGCGTTGTGGCCGCGCCGGATCAGCTGAGCGGCAGCGCCCGCACGAACAAGATGCTGTTTGACCGGCTGATCCGGGAGGCTGTAAAGGCGGACTATAACGGCCTGATCGATGCGCTGATGGCCGCCACCGGCGCGGGCGAGATCGGCGCCGCAGTGGACGGGCTGTCCGGGGCAACGATACAGGCCATTCTGAACTCTGTCAAGACCGCGTTGGACAGTAAGATCTCATCGGCGGTTACGGAGGCGGCGCTGGAGCTGAAAAGCGACAAGGATGTGACGAATAAGCACATCAAATCCGTGGAGCTGGACGAGGCGACCGGCACCTTTACCTTCACCAGAGAAAACGGGACAAAGATCGTGATCGACACGGCGCTGGAAAAGGTGGCGGTGAACTTCACCTATGACGAAGACAGCCAGAGTCTGCTCCTGACGCTGGCGGACGGCAGCACGGAAACGGTGAGCCTTGCGGCCTTTGTGACTACCACAGAGTTTGACGACAGCAGCACTATTGAGTGGAGTGTATCGGGAAGCAAGGTGAAGGCCGCAGTCAAGGACGGCAGCATCACGGATACCATGCTTTCCAGTGCGCTGAAGACTATGCTGCTGGGCTATGTAAACCGCGCGGCAACAAGTGCAACGAACGCGGCGTCAAGCGAAAGAAATGCCGCAAGTTACGCAGCGACAGCAAACAGCGCAAGATACTCTGCGGAATCTGCGGCAACGGACGCCGCCAGCAGCCAACGCGCGGCAAAGCAGAGCGAAAACACCGCCAAAACATACGAAAGCAACGCAAGCAGCAGCGCAAACAACGCCAGGGTAAGTGAGAGAAACGCAAGCACGTATGCATCATCTGCGGCGGAGAGCATCAAGCACGCGCCCCGCATCAACTCCTCCGGCAAGTGGGAACTCTGGGACGCAACGAAGAATGCGTATGTGGCCACGGAGTATACGGCCATAGGCAAGGATGGGACGAGGTGGTGGACATACGCATATCTCGTAGCAAATATGTCCGGGAATCTCTTGATCGACAAAAGATATCTTCCTGCCGCGGTCGTTGGTGACTATGTGTTGGGGACCAAGAACGATTCGGGCGTGGTATACACGATAACCGGAGAAACGGAAAGCGGCGATTCTTGGGTGGTGAAGCGGGAATGCATCCTCAAGGGCGCTGCTGGCACCGACGGCACCACACCCCACATCGGTGACAACGGCAACTGGTATATCGGGGAAACGGATACAGGCGTATCGGCGGGAGGTGCGAGCTATATCTTTAAGGTGGAAGTCGTTACTGGTCCCGACCCGGATGGTCTATCCGCCGATAAAACATTTGCGGAGATACGGTCGGCTTATGCCTCTGGAAGCATGGTGGTGGTACGGCAGAGCACAGTGCTTTATTACCTCACCTACATGAGCGACGTAAAAGCTGAGTTTACATATACTGATGAAACTTACTGTTACGTGTTGTCATGCGCCAACTATGGTGCCCCCTCCGAGGTCGACATCTGGCAGCTCAACCGGACGAAGAGACTGAACTATGATACGAAGTACAGAGACATAGGCCTGAAAACTGTGCCGGTAGCTATCAAGGAGTTGCAGGATAAGTCTGCACCCGCCGTTACGGATGCTGATACTGGGAAGTATCTCCATGTCAATGCCTCTACAAAGGAGCTGGAGTGGGCGGGCTTGTCCTTCACCGACGACGGGGATGGCAACATCTCCGTTGACGGCGCGACGGCGCAGAGTGTAAACCGGTTTTTGCAGTCACTTACATTCCCTGGCCTGAATTTCAAGTATATCAACCCGCTGAACAGTGGAACTTACAGCAACCCATACGGAGTATATGTGGGGAGCGGTGCTTCACTGGTTGATACGATCCTTACCAAGACGGTTCCGGGTGTATACACGGTATACATGAACAGAAACGCTACGGACGTACCGGCAGCAGCGACAGCATCCAGTTCCTTGCGTGGATTGGTGGTCTTGTCTCAAATCAAAAAGCACTACGCCATTATCCTGCTGGTAGACCAGCTGAGCAATTTTTACGTGCAGTACATTCAGGACGATGTCGGGGGCGGGTGGAAGCAGATGCCCACCTCGGCCGGAGGCAGTGACCTCCCCGCCGTAACAGCCGCCGACGCCGGTAAGTTCCTGCGCGTAAGCAGTTCCGGCTCATGGGTTGCCGAAACGGTGGCAAACGCGAACGGGGGTGAGTTCTGATGGCTGAGGTATGGGTGCTCAACAACACGCTGCACATCACAAAGGCGCTGTCTTCAGCAGGTGGGTTTACGTCAAACGGCGAGACTTTCTCCCTAATGAAGACAACGACGGACGGGCGGTTGCGGTTCTACGGCGCAAGCGGGAATTACATGGACGTGTACGTAAACAACGCTTGGGTGTCCGGAATAGGTGACTACAAGAGCGTGACTTTTTCAGAAGCACAGGTGGGTGAGTTCCGGGCGTGGCTGGAATCCAACGCCACACTGCAAGAGGACACCGCCGTCGTGGAGTATCTCACTACGAACCTCGACCTGAAAAAGGTGGCAAACGCTATCCGCGCGAAGGGCGGCACAACGGCAAAGCTGTCCTTCCCCGACGGGTTCGCGCTGGCGATCAGCAATATTCCCACGGGGGCACCCGGCAGCGCGGCAAGGGAAACATGGGTGCTGAATAACATAGTGCTAATAGCCCCCACACAGCACTTTACGGCAGAGTTTGTTTCTGATGGGCAAACCTTCCAAACTATCAGCAGAGTGGGTGGTAACCTTTGCTACAATACTACAGCCGTAGGCGGGGGAAACATTCCACAGATTACTAAATGGTTCAATCAAGCCTACCGCAAGCTCACGTTTGACACGCCGCCCACCGGTGACCTGCTCACGTGGTTACAATCGAACGCTACTAAGCAGCCTGACGATACCGCCGTACAAGACAGCAAGGCGCTCACCATCACCTCCAACGGCACCGTATCAGTCACACCTGATGCGCCGTATGATGCGCTGAAGAAGGTAGATGTGACGGTAAATGTGGCGAGTGGCGGAGGTTCGCCGACAGACCCTTATATAGAGTATACGTCCCTCGACAGTTCTGGTAGAGTGTTTACTGCTAAATTTCGAGGAACACTTGTTCCAGAGTATGCATTCGCTAATTTGACGGAATTGACATCAGTAGATATGCCAGACAATGTAATTGCAATTAGTGATAATGGTTTTTATCGCTGCCAAAAGTTATCATTGACAAGTCTCCCTTCTGGGATTACCTCACTCGGAGATTATGCATTCGCTGATTGTTCAAAGCTAGCACTAACAAGTCTCCCTTCTGGGATTACTTCAATCGGAGATTATGCATTTAGGGATTGCCCAAGTCTCGCATTGACGACCCTACCCTCTGGGATTACCTCAATCGGAGATTATGCATTTAGGAATTGTACAAAGATGGCACTAACAAGTCTCCCCTCTGGGATTACCTCAATCGGAGATTTTGCGTTTCTCAATTGTTACCAACTATCATTGACGACCCTACCTTCTGGAATTACCTCAATCGGACAGTATGCATTCAACAATTGCCCAAGGCTCGCCTTGACAAGTCTCCCTTCTGGGATTACTTCATTACCAACAGCCGCATTTCAATACTGCCCAAAGCTAGCATTGACGACCTTTCCTTCCGGACTTATCTCAATTGGAGATTATGTATTCAGGAATTGTACAAGTCTCGCATCAATAACCCTTCCCCCCGCACTCACTTCAATCGGAGATTATGCATTTTCCAATTGTACTGGATTAGAAACGGTTAAATTTACGAGCACGGTATCCTCAATTCCTGGTGGAGTATTTTCCGAATGCACAAAACTGTCTACCATTTATGTTCCGTGGTCGCAGGGGCAAGTAGCAAATGCTCCTTGGGGTGCGAGCAATGCCACCATCGTCTACGATTATACTGAGAATTAAAAAGAAAGGAGACGGCAGTGAATGGCAAAGAAAAAGTCTGATTCAGAAGGGACTATTAGAAAAATTTGAGCATAGGAGCAACAAAATGAAGAAGAATTGGAAACAGTGGGTAAAGGCCGCCGCCGTGCACGCCGTAAAGACCGTGGCACAGACCGCCGTGGCCGCCATTCGGTGGCAGTACCCGGACGAGAAATAAACAGCAGACAGTCCAACAGGACAGAAAGGACAAATGACATGAAAGAGACGATGAATCCCCTGTATGCGGTGGTGGCTGCGGCGCTGGGCGTGCTGAGCAGCTATTTGGTGCAGCTGGTGATCCCGCTGGCTGTGCTGGTTGTGGCTATGCTGGTGGACTACGGTACCGGCATGGCGAAGGCGTGGAACGCCGGGGAGCTGTGCTCCCGGATCGGCATCCGGGGCATCCTGAAGAAGCTGGGATATCTGGTGATCGTGCTGGCCGCCATGGGGGTGGACTACCTGATGCGGTACGGCATGGCGCAGGTGGGCATCCATATTCAGGTGGAGTTCCTGCTGGCGGCCATCGCCACGGTGTGGCTGATCATCAACGAGCTGATCTCCATTCTGGAAAATGTGGCTGCGCTGGGTGTGCCGGTGCCCGGTTTCCTGCTGAAGCTCATCAAAAAGCTGAAGACCGTGACTGAAAAGCGAGCAGCCACCGTGCCGGTGGAAACGGAGGGCATGGCGGACGATGAAGATTAACGAGGTTACATACAAGTGGAACGGCGCACTGACAAAGCGCCGTTCCACCACGCGCATTATCCTGCACCACGCCGCCGCCAGCAAGTGTACGGCGCAGCAGATCCACAGCTGGCATCTGGCCAACGGCTGGGTGGGCATCGGGTACCACTTCTTTGTGCGCAAAGACGGCAGCGTGTATCGTGGCCGTCCGGAGACTGTGGTGGGCGCGCACGCGGGGAATAACAACTACGACAGCATCGGCATCTGCTTCGAGGGCAACTTCATGACCGAGACGATGGGCGATGCCCAGCGCAAGGCCGGGCAGGAGCTGGTGCAGTACCTGAAGGACAAGTACGGCATCAGCAAGGTACAGAAGCACAGCGACGTAAACGCCACAGGGTGCCCCGGTACGCGTTTCCCGTTCAAGGAGATATCCGAGGGCACGACAACGGGAAAGCCCACAGAGAGCGCCGCAGGCGGCTTTACGGCGGTGTTTCCGCAGCTCAGCAGGGGTGACAAGGGAGATAAGGTCAGAGTGCTGCAGGAGCTGCTCCGTGGCAAGGGCTACGATCTGGGCACCTACGGCGCGGACGGCGATTTCGGCGGCGCCACCCGCGGCGCGGTGATGGCGTTCCAGGTGCGCAACCATCTGAGTGCCGACGGCATCGTGGGAAAGAATACGTGGCGGAAGCTGCTGCGGGAATAAGGAGGTAAACGACCATGCCGAGGAAGGACACACAGAAAAATAAGATCACCACACCGTCCCGCTCCAACGCGTCCGGCAGCCGGGGCACGGGGACGAATATCTATCAGAAGGGCAGCGGCACGACCACGCCCAAGACCACCTCGCCGGGAAGCGCCGTGGCAAAGGGTGTAAATGATTTTTTTAACGGAGCGGGCAAGAGCACCACACCGGGCACCGGTTCGGGGACAACGCTGCCCTCGCTCAGCCAGCAGCAGAAGGAGAACTGGGACGTATTTGCCAAGGGGAGCACCTCGAGAAAGCCCAGTTCTCCGGCCGGCACCGGTGGTCAGGCCGCAAGCGGATCCTCCGTACAGGACACCATCAAGAAAACGGTGCAGGATCTCTTTGATGGCAACAGCGAATCCAAGGGCAACTGGGGCAACACGAAAGCCGGCAGTGCTGTAAACAATGCGGTCGGAGGCGGAAATGCCGGAAGCAATTCCGGTGGATACAACGGCGGAAGCGGCTACAACAACGGTGGACTGACCGCAGACCAGATCCGACAGATGCAGGAATACTACGGCACCACGGCGGACGGGCTGTGGGGTGCCAACTCCTCGGCGGCCTCCGGCGGCATGACGGCGGAGGAAGCGTGGAACGCCTACCGGCAGGCGCTGGAGCAGGACGAGCAGGCGGGCGACATGTCGTGGGAGAGCTTTCTGGAACGCATGGGCGCCAACGACTATGAGCAGCGGCTGAGGGACGCCATCAGTTCGCAGGTGCAGCAGGCGGTGGACGACTACAACCGGCAGATCGACCAGGCGGGAACCAGCTATGAGGACGCGGCGCGACGGGCGTACATAAACAAGATGCTGTCGAAGCGCAATATGGATCAGGAGCTGGCAGCCAACGGCGTGTACGGCGGCATGGCGGACAGCCAGCGGATCGCGGCAGAGACGGCGTATCAGAATGACCTCACCGATCTTGAGGTGCAGTACAACGACACCATGGCGCAGCTGCAGCAGGCCATCACGGCAGCCCGGCTGTCCGGGGACGCGCAGATGGCAGAGCAGATGGCGAACTACCTGAGCCAGATCCAGAGCGAGTACAATAACTATCTGCAGCAGCGGGAGCAGGAGAGAGCAAAGGTACGCTCGACTGCGCAGACCTACGCGTATAAAAACGTCGGGACATCCAGTTATGGTGGGAGCACAGGTGCCGATACAGCAGACAATGCCGGCGCCGATGCGGGTTCCGGGCTGGATAACTACGATGCAGTCAAGCGGAACATTATGATGTATGCATCTCGCGGTATGGGCGCGGTAGCAAATCGGATCATCCAGCAGGCGTGGGGACAACTGAGTGCCGAACAACAGAGAGACCTTGCGGCCACCCTGCAGGCTAACGGATGGGCGAGCTGACAGGAGGGCGCAGCTATGGCAAAAACGCTTTATGAGCTATATCTGGATAACATGAAAAAGGCTGGGACGCAGAAGGCGTCCCAGCCTGCCGCGCTTCCAGCCATCAAAATGCCGACGCTGGAAGCGCCGAAAACAACACCAGCAGCCGGATCCGCCACGGGCGTAAAGATGCCGACGGTGGGTGCGAAGAAACCTTCCGGCGTTGACATAGTGAAGGCCGTGACGCAGAAGCCGGCTGCACAGGGCGGCGGGCGTGCGACCATGCCGCAGGTGAAAAAGCAGGAGACAGCCACGGACAGGCTGGCGAATATCCGGGCATTCGGCGCGGGGGATTATTCCGGCGGCGGGGAGCTGCTGGAAAAGGCGTACAAGACCGCACGCGCCGCAGTAAAGGGCATCGGCTCCTCCTACGCCAACATCGGCGGCAGCGCCGTGGAGGGCATGGGCAACCTGCAGGAGACCATGCAAAAGGGTGAATACGACAAGAAGGTCCAGCAGATGAAGGACAACAAGGCCTTCTATGAGCAGGCGCTGAAAAGCGGCATTAACCCCCGCACCGGCAAGAAGCTGACGGTGGACGAGAAAAGCCGGTACTATAAGATACTCAATACGCAGTACACCGACAGCAAGATCTCCCAGATGGAGAACATCTACAAGGACGCCACGGTGAGCCAAAAGGCCAGGACGATGGAGGCCGCCAACGACGCCTTCGCCGCTTCGGACAGGCTGAAGGCCAGCGCTGACAAGGACGTTGCCGCCGCCAAGGAGGGAAGCGGAAAGGTGGGGCAATTCCTGGTGGATCTGGGGTACACCGGTACGCAGCTTTTGGCCGACACGGCGGCGAACGCCATCGCACCGGGCGCGGGCATGGTATCCATGGCCAGCCGTGTGTACGGCGATGCCTCCGCCGAGGCTCGGCGGGAGGGTAAGACAGCCGGTCAGCAGGTGCTCTCGGGTCTGAAGGGAGCCACCATCGAGGTTCTGACCGAGAAGCTGTTCGGTGGCTTGGCCAAAGCCTACGGCGCCGGCACCGCCGATGTTCTGGTGGAGAAAATGGCGGACAAGCTGACCAGAACGGACGCCGGAAAACGGGTGGCCACATGGCTTATCAACTCCGGCGGCGAGGGCATCGAGGAAGTGGTATCCGACCTGCTGAATCCGCTGGCTGACCGTGCTCTGGGGCTGGACGATGGAAAAAGCCCCATCTACACCACGGACGATGTGGCACAGATGGGGTATGACTTCCTGCTGGGCACGGCCATGGGCACCATCGGCGGCGCCGGGCAGCTGTGGGACACAAAAAGCAGCGCACCGGCGGCGCAGGAGACGCGGCCGGTGCAGATGCCGACGCTGGTGGACGCCAACGGACGGACGGCGGCGCAGCGGCAAGCGGAAAAGCCGGAGAATATCTCCCGCCTGAACAACGAAAACGGCCTTGCGGCTTATACGCCGCAGGAACGAGTCAACCTGTCCTCCGGTGGAAAAAACAAAATAGTCTCAACCTATCAGGAAGCGCTTGCGTTTGTAAAAAAAGCCCTGACCAACAAGAAAAATGTGGACAGAGCATATATGGGAATCGTTCCGAACGATGTTGCCGGAAGAATACTGACAGAGTCCGGGGTGGATATCTCCGGGTATGGTGTCATGATGAACGGAGACGATGTGCGTCATATCCTGAAAGGACACGGAGACAGCACCGCAGAGGCCGCACGGGGGCAGGTAGCCGTTACAGAAAGTGCCATTGCCCAGATACCGGAGGTCATCGCTCAACCGGACAATGTATATTTGTCTGCCGAAAGTGATGGAAAAGGGCGGCAGGCCATAGTGTTTGAAAAGCAGATAGGAGATACCTACATTACCATTCAAGGCGTGGCCAACGGCAAAAGGCTGCTGCAAACAGATACGCTGTACATAAGAAAAAGAAGAACTCGCAAGCCGCAGGACACGATGCCCGGTGCTTCTGAGAGCACCGTCCCTGTGATTAACGTCCGAAACGAACTGCCGCAAAGTCCTTCCTTTACTGACACCACTATACCACGGGAGCTGGAAGGTGTCAATACACAGGGTATGCAGCGGGGCAGGGAATATGTGCCGGTGCAGATGCCGGTGGTGGATAATCAGGCGGCTGAACCGATGCAATCGGCGGCATGGATAACCCCGGCGGAGGAAACTTCTACCCCGGAGAAAAATTATCCCTCTTTCGATGGACAATTGAAGCTGCCGCAGGCTGCGCGGGCGGAAATCGAAGCGGAGATGGCACAATGGACAGCTGAAGATCAGGCGGAGGCACCGACACTGACGGCAGAGGAGATAGAGGCCTCCCAAGAGGACGCCGAAGCCATTGGTCGGGCAACGGCCATGATGGATCGTGACTTCGCAGAGATGGAGCAGCAGGCGCGGGAACAGCGCCGCCAGCAGGAGGAGGCAGGGCGGCAAATACCTGAGACTCTTCGGCGGTTGGGAGTCGATCCGTATGGTTCGGAGGCTGACTATGCCGGTGCGGAAACACTGGCTCGAGAGGCAAAAAACAGCAATTCCGCCCGGAGGAGCATCCAAAAGCAGATCGGCAAGATGGAGGCATCAGAGAAGGAACGGCTGTTTGCTCGACAGCTGGCAGAGGGAAAGCTCACACTGCGGGATATTCCCGAAACGCTGGACGCAGAACGGCTGCTGAATCTGGCTGATCTGTACCGCGCCATGGACAGCGACCCGGCGGCCGCCCTGCTGGGCAGGCGACGGGAGACTATTCTGAACCGGGAAACAGCCAAAATGGAGCCGCTGCTGGGTATGGACGTCACCTATGACGAGGGCGGCATGACGGACACCGGGAAGCGCAGCGGAAGCGTTGCCAAGCGCTTTGGCACACTGCGCCGCAATTTGCAGACACCGGCGCGCGTGTGCGAAACGGAGTGGGGCGCTGCCCACGGCAGGGAGGTATACGATGCTCTGTTCCGCCCGGTGACGGAAAACAACGGCAGGCAGATCACGTGGGTCAACTCCATGCTGGATAAGGTGCGTACCTTCAAGGACAGCAGCGGAAATGTGCGGGAGCTGAACCGCGCGGAGCGTGCACTTGTGCAGCGTCTGGTGGAGCATCAGGCGGCAGAGGGGCGCGTGATGAAGCTGGACAGGCAGTATGCGCCGGCGGCGGAGAACGTGCAGAACGGGCAGTCGGCAAAGGATGCCGCAAGAGAGTTCGGAATTGACCGCTCCACGCAGGAGTACGAAGACCTGCTGAACTATCAGGCGTATATATCCGCAATGGAGGATCTGAAAACCAGCAAGGAGGCGGACGCGACAGCGGTACAGGCAGCAGTGAAGACATACAGCGGCATATATAAGGAACTGTATGAGGGCATCAACACATTTCTTGTGGCGCACGGTTATCAGCCCATCGGATTTATTGAGGGCTATGCGCCGCATTTGCAGCCCGAAGCGGAGAAAACGGCCTTTACCAAGGCGCTGAAGCTGTTGGGGCTGGATGATGTGGCCATGGAGCTGCCCACCTCCATTTCCGGCAAGACCGCCGAGCTGAAACCGTACAAGCAATACAACCCGTTCTTTCAGAAGCGCCGGGGAGACAAGACGGAATATGATATCGCCAAGGGCTATGAGGACTATGTGTACTATCTGGGCAATATCTTCTACCACACGGACGACATCATGCGTATCCGCGCGGCGGAACGGTATATCCGGAAGACATACAGCAGCGAGGAAGCCGGCGAGTTGATCTCACAGGCCGAGGCCGCCAGAAACTTCTCTGATGCAGGCATTGGAGAGTTCCTGCGGATGAGCGGCGTTGTGGGGAAGGATACCCAGTTGGGTGAGGGAGACGCAAGGAACCTTCTGGGCGACTATATCGGCAAGCTGTATGACCAGGTGGGAAATGTAACGCGGTACAGCGAGATGGCGAAGTATCTGGACAACTACGCCAACCGCCTTGCCGGGAAGCAGAGCTACGTAGACCGCGGGACGGAAGCTGCCACAGGACGCGGCTCCCTGAACTGGATCAACGCTCTGTCCGGCAAATATGGAGGTGCAAAGCTGGCGTTCAACTTCTCATCCGCTATCAATCAGACTTCGCAGCTGCCCATGGTGGCCGTGGAAAACGGCGAGATCAACACGGCGCGGGCGATGCGGGACTTTTTTGGAAAGGATCGCGCCAATTTCGTGAAGGAGAGCAATTTCCTGAACGGAAAGCGGGGCGTGAAGTGGCTGCTGGGCGCCGAAACGGGATGGGACAAGTTCAAGCAGTATGGATTCACCATGACAGAGGCGGTGGACAGCTTTACGGCGTACACAGCGGTGCGGAGCAAGTACCTGAAGGAGGTCAAGGCAGGGAAGAGCCATGCGGAGGCGCTGGCGCTGGCCGATGAATACGGACGGCGCGTCATGGGCAGCCGGGCGCGCGGAGAAAAGCCTGTACTGTTTGACACGAAAAACCCCTTCTGGCAGATCGTCACGCGCTTCCAGTTGGAGACGATGAACAGCTGGGAGCACGTCCGGCGTGATCTGCCCAATGAGTACCGCACGATGGCAAGCGAGAAGGGAAAGGCCTACGCCGCCGGTGTTATGGGCGGCAGAGCGGCAAGGTACGTGCTGTACGCATTTCTCGCCAATCTGGGAGTGGGTATGCTGTCCGGCGGCTCGCCGGTGCCATACGATGTGGTGGGCAACACAGTGGAAGCGCTGGGAAAGGCGTGGGGTCTGACGAAGAGCACGGCGGTGGCCACGATCCTCGACAATGTGCTGCAGGCCGTCTTTGATGAACGGCTCTTTGGGACACCGGAGCCGGACGACGAGGATAACGCAGACTGGTGGGCGGCGCTGGAAAGCCTGTTCGGAAATGTGGCCAATGATATACCGGTGGTCAGCCGGGCAGCGGCACTGGCAGGCATAGGCGATCAGACGCTGGCGGCGGCAGATCTGTCGAAAGCGTGGGACGTGGTAAAGGATGTAAAGAACAACGGATTCTCCACCGATACGCTGGACAAGGCACTGACAGCCGGCGGCGAATTCCTGTACGGCGGCAACCAGCTGCGCAAAACGGTGCAGGGCACCATGGACGTGGCGCGGGGCGGCCGGTACAGCAAGGGCAAGCTGCGCTATCAGGTAGAGCAGACACCGTGGAATTTTATCAAGGGTGCGCTTTTCGGGCGCAGCTCGCTTGATGAGGCGCAGGACTACTACGCAGAAAAGAGCAGCGATTTTTCCGCAAGGCAGACGGAAGCCTTCGGCTCCATGCAAGACGCGGGCGTGACAGCCAAAGAGAGCTATGACCTGATCCAGAAACTGCGCGGTATCGAAAAGACCGACGACGAGAGCAGGGTGGAGCTTCAGCGCAGGGCACTGATGGCCTCCACCGTCAGCGGTGAGGGCAAAGCGGCGGCCTACTATGGTCTGCTGGCGTCGGACACAGAGAAGGACGCCATGGACGCGGTGGATGCCGCGGATCCCGATACCGACATGGGCGAGGTGACAAGGCTGCTCGTGCAGTTCAAGGGCTGCAAAAATGATGCGCAGAAGCTGGAATCACTCGAAAGCAGCACCCTGACACTGAAGCAGAAAGCGGAGATGTACAACAACCTCATTGCAAGTGAGGAGACACTACGCAAGCAAAGCGATCTGGAAGCATTCAATGGTATTACCGCAGAGGGATACTATCTCTACAAGGCGGCCACGCTGGGGCTGACGGTGAAGGCGGCCAAGTTGCTGGCCATTGACAGTCTGAATCTGACGGCGGCGCAGAAGGATGCGCTGTATTACTCCGAGGGCTGGGCGGAAAGCAAGCTGCATGAAGCGCCGTGGCACGGTGGGCAGACTGCCGCTGTTCGGATGCCGGTGGTGAAAACCACGGGAGGCGCTCCGGTGTTCGTCAGGGTCGCGCAGAGCGCGCCGACAGTGCAGATGCCGGTGGTCAGAACTACGGCAAAGGCGCCGGTGTTCGTCAGAGTTACGCAAGATGTGCCCGAAGCGGTCAGGGTAGTAAAGATGCCGGTGGTGAAATAAGCAAGCAAAAAGCTGAAGAGCGGATGCTCTTCAGCTTTTTGTTGTCACAACCGGCACTTTTGGTGAGCAAGTCATACACGCGCGGTAGCCCTGCGACTTAGCAGCTTCTGTATTGAATATCCAATAGTCTTCCGATTTATCGCGATAAACACAAGTCGGGTCACGGTGGTATGTACGGCTACCAACAGCGACCACGCAAGCGTTGAATTTGTAAAGGGAGAGGGTTTCGAGTTCTTCTTGCTGACTTTTTACCTTCTTGGTGAGATTTGATACGGAGGCGCTGTATGTCTTGTTGCTTTGCTCTGCTGCGGCAAGCTCTGTCTGACATTCTGAAAGATCGGTGTATTGCACAATGTTGACAATCAGCGAGATCAGCAGTGCGGCCGATAAGACGATGGAGAGTGCTGAAACTTTATGCTTGCGGCGGTTCGGCGCAGGTGCGGAAGGTCTGGGATCATACCCGCAATCACATGGAGCTCCGGAGCGATTGAGACAACCGCAAGCCGGGCAGGTGTACCATGTGTCTGTAACGGAAGGGGCGGCGGGTTGTGCGGTAAGCTCGGGCGACGCCGCTGCCGGTTCAACAGATCCCGCTGACTGCTCTGCATCGTCTAAGGTATCGGATTGCTGAGCAGGCGCCTGAATTTCGCGCTTGGGCGGGGTACTATCCGAAAGTCTGTGCCGTTTTCTAAGGACGGATATACCAACGTTATAGAAAATGACACCCCATATAACAGCTGGGGTAAACGAGCTGCCGCTGACTTCGAACCCATACCTCAACAGTTGAAATACGACGGCGATAGCAGCCTCACCGATAACGCAAATTATAGCATATTTCTTCTTTGCAATAGACGTCTTACAAAGTACGGCAACAGCAAGCGGGATAATGCAGTATACCCCGGCGGTAAACGCAAGGCCAAAGATGATTTCAATAATTTCCACAGTAGAACCCCCTTGTATATAATATACCTTTAGGATATAGATTTAGATTGTATTTGTCAAATTTTTTGATAAAAAAGACACCCTTGCGGGTGCCTTTTCGTAGCTTGCGGGTATCTGGTGGGCCGGACGGGGAATTGGGCGCATCGCTGCGCTATCTCAGCCAGCGGTATTCCATGCCCTACGCCGAGCTGAAAGGCCTGCTGACCGATATCGGCACAGAGGAGCTGGGGCATCTGGAGATGGTGGGCACCATCGTGCACCAGCTGACCAGAAACCTGTCCGAGGAGGACATCAGGACGGCGGGCTTCGACACCTATTTTGTGGATCACACGACGGGCGTCTATCCCACCGCGGCATCCGGCTTCCCGTGGTCGGCCGGCTCCATCGCCGTCACCGGCGACATGATCGCCGATCTGACGGAGGATCTGGCCGCCGAGCAGAAGGCGCGGCTCACATACGACAACATCCTCCGGCTCAGCGATGACCCGGATGTGAACGACGCCATCAAGTTCCTGCGCGCCCGCGAGATCGTCCATTTCCAGCGCTTTGGCGAAGGGCTTCGGTTGGCCAAGGATCGCCTGAACGAGAAAAACGTCTATTTCATGAATCCATCCTTCGACAAATGA